ACCTATTCTTGAAGAAACTTATGGCACGGTGATCTTCCAAGAGCAGTTGATGCAGATGTCCGTGTTGCTGGCAGATTTCACTTGGTCGGAAGCCGACTCGTTGCGTAAGATCATTGGTAAGAAGCGAGATGCTGCTGGCTTTGATAAGTACAAGGAGAAGTTTCTAAACAATAAGTATCTCACCCCAGCGCAATCAGAAAAGATTTGGTCTGAGTTTGAAATGTCGGCGTTGTATATGTTTAATAAATCTCACGCTGTTGCTTACTCTATGTTGTCATATCAAACAATGTGGTTGAAGGTGAATTACCCATTGGAGTTCATTTGGTCATTACTATACAATGAATCAGCGTCAGATAAGATCACTGCATACCTTATGGAAGCCCAGCGTTTGGGGTTAACCATATATGGTCCCGACATTAACAAGTCTGTTGAGTTCTTTTCCATGTCACTCCCAGGCGAAGAAGATGGTATTCGCTTTGGTCTTTCCAATGTCACTGGCTGTGGTAGCAGTGCTATCAAGGAAATTTTCCAAAAGAGACCGTTTAATTCATTTGAGGAGTTTAGTAATAAGTGTTCCAAATCATCTATTAAAGCTCCGCTAAGGGAAAGCTTTGATAAGGTTGGTGTATTCAAGTCTATTGGTCATGTATCGCAATTTGATCACGAGAAATATTACCTACCTATACTCGGGTTCCCTATTGCCGCTAGTTCTCATAAAACAGAGATTGATGAGTTCGTAGAGGATGCTAATGAGTTCCACGAAACAATGTCAAACATTACACTTATCAAGGCAGTGGTGCGTTCTACAAAGAAGGCTACAGGATACCTGAGAGTTGAATTTGAAGATCACTCGGGGTCTTGCACCGTGTTTGGCGAGCGCAATACCGAGCTAGCGCAGAGAGATTATGTTTACGCTTTAATCGGTGATAGGACACTACATGCTTACTGTGATGTCTATGAAGCCGAAGATTCCAACCTGTTTAACATTATGATGCTTAAGAAGCACGGTATTGACCACAAGTATGCTTGGCTTTACGATCATGGTATTGGTTATGTAAGTGATGAAAAAACTCTTGCATATATTTTCAACATTAGGAATTTCATTACATCATCTGGAAAAGAAATGGCGAGCGTGTACTGTTGGGATGGAAAGCAATTCTTTAAGATTGTAGTATTTGCAGCAGTTTACAAGAAGGTAAAACAAATGCTGAAAGAGCATATGTGGTATGCCATTCGTCTGACAGCTGTTGAGGATAAGAACAGTTTAAACAGGCTTGACTCTTTCAAGCTTGAGTCAGCGGATAAGATTATCCCCATTGATGATTACATAAAGAGGAAGAATCTAGTGGAGGTAGCAGTCTAGTGTTACTTACAATCTACATCCCGACATATAGGAGAGATTCCTTAGATGACTGTTTAAACAGTATAATATATCAAACTAATTCTGATATTGAAATTATTGTATCTGATAATGACCAAGACGGGTATGCAAGAGATATAGCTTACAAATATAAGAATTATGTATCTGACTACTCCATCAGGAAACAAAACATTGGTTGCGATGGTAATTGTTTACATGGCATTACCGCTGGCTCTGGTGACTATGTTTGGGTTATTGGTGATGATGATGTGTTGATTCCTGGAGCGATTGACACTATAATGCCCATGCTCAATGGAGTTGATCGTGTAATGCAATTTTCTCCGTATTCTGGAGAGGTATTACCTGGTTTTTCTGGTACAATGATTGAGTTGATAAATAATCTTAACGATAAATCATATGTAATTGCTGCAACATTGGCGAGCATGAATGTATGGAAAAGAGAAGTCATGGATTTCAGAACTGGGGTAAAGCATCTTGATTCTAGGAATGTTTTAGCTTGGGCTGGTATTGGTTGCAAAACAGTAAGCGTTCCAGAGGTTCCTACTGTCATTGTTAATGATACAAATCACTTTCAGTTTAAAGAATTTGATACTGTAATGTTTGAGTACTGTGATGCTCTATCCAGTATTGATGGTGTTGAGAAGTTTACATTTCATAATGCTAATAAATGGAATTTCGTTAATGCATCAGTGGAGGCAAGATGATTGTATATACAGGTGGGACATTTGATTTATTTCACTCGGGTCATGCTAGATTGTTGGAGAGATGTAAGAAGGCGGCTGGTGGCGATGGCTACTTGGTCGTGTCCGTCAACCCCGATGAGTTTTGCTCTCAATATAAAGAGCCTCCAATCTGCAGTTTAGCTGAAAGAATGGAAGTTGTTTCTTCGTGCAAATGGGTGGACAAAGTAATTGTAAACTCGGGCGGTGCTGATTCTAAACCTGCTATCATAGAGGCAAAAGCTGATCTTGTAATTGTTGGTTCCGACTGGCAAAGCAAAGATTACTATAAGCAAATGGGATTCACGCAAGAATGGCTTGATGAGAATAATATCGGAGTGATGTTCGTTCCGTATACAGAAGAGATTTCAACAACAATTATTAAATCAAGAATACTAGACAGGATGTTTCAATGAAGGAGAAATATGTTACTTGTAGATAAAAGAAAAGGCGATACAATGCCGATCCATGATGTTATTCCAACACCTAGCGTTGGGCTTAATCGTGCATTAGGTGGTGGATTAAATACTGGTGCGACTCATCTATTTTGGGGTACACCTTCTGTGGGCAAAACAACTATGTGCTTTAGAATTATGGCTGAGGCGCAGAAGATGGGGTATCGCCCAGTCATTGTTGATTCTGAGTCTTCGTACAGTGATGTGTATGCAGAGAAGTGTGGTCTAGATATTTCCGATGTGGTGGTAATTCAGTCTACTATTGTTGAAGATATTATGAAAAGTTTGATCGGGTATTTGACTGATGATAAAGAAAAACATATTTTCTTGTTTGATTCGTTGTCTAATATCGTGAAGGAAGAGTTTTATGATAAGCCCGAAGGTGGTAAGGCGATGGGCTTGTCTGCTCGCTCGCAGGGCTACTTCCTTCAGAAGCTTGTGAACTATCTCCATAAAGAGCGTAACATCATGCTGTTTGTTGCTCATCAAACGGTTGACTTGAGTGGTATGTTCGCAATCACTAAGGCTAAGATGGGTAATGTTGTGCATCACAACATGCATAATGTCATTAAGCTTTTTCTTTCTATGTCTAAAGGAGAGATGGAGCGTGAGGCGAATAATATGATTACTTCGCAACGGGCTGTGTGGACTATTGAAAAAACTAAGCAGTTACCTACTATTGGCTCTACTGGTTATTATTATGTCCTCCCCCAATTAGGGCAGATTGATAGTCGGCGTGAGTTGATTGATATTGCGATTGAGATGAATGTTATTGTTCGTAAGGGCGCTTGGTATACTTATGAGGATAGTAAGTGGAACGGCATGGGAGCTATTGAATTGACTGAGAAGCAAGTCAAGGAAATTCAAAAGCTTATCAAGGAATGATCTTTTCGGTTCATACCGATCAGCATATTAAAGACGCTGTAAATATTTTTGGCTATGCCTATGGCTATACCAATATTGTAAAACATTTTAATCAGTTCACTTATCGTGGTAAGCAGTTAGAGGTCGTTGAGAATGATCCTGCTGCTCAGATACAAATGTTTTACATGGAACCTGAATGGCATCATCCTGTAACTGGTCAAGATTTTCGCCAGCCTGGTTTTAAAAAACATTATGACCATCAATATAAGATTAATGGTACATACCTAGAGGCTACTCGGGCTTGGGATTGGTGGATTCCTACCATGAAGTCATTTGACGAAATCTGGGTAGGCAATCAATTCTCTGCAGATGCAGTTGCTAACTCTGGTGTTGATACACCTACATATATTTTTGAATTAGGTATTGATGATATGTGGACACCTTTTAAAAGAGGTAATCGGGGAAAGATTCGGTTTCTTCATGTTGATTCAGGTAGCCCCCGTAAGAGGGCGGATTTAGTTGAGAAGGCATTTACCACTCTGTTTAAGGAAAGAAATGATATTACGCTTACGCTTAAGTATCATGACAGCAATGAGATGAGCGTCATGGACTTGTTTAAGATAGAAGAGTCCTCCAGTAAAAATATTATAAGGATTCATAAAACATTGAGTCAACCTGACATGGTTAAACTTTACCATGACCACGATATTTTAATTTACCCTACAGAGGGTGAAGGGTTTGGGCTAATACCTCTGCAAGCTTTAGCTACGGGTATGCCAACAATATCAACAAGTCGGTGGTGTTCGTATGAAAAATATCTTGGTAACAATATCATTGAATCAACACTGGGTAGGACACAGCACACTGGTTATCACACTGGGGATGTTATTCTTCCAGATTTTGATTCAACTGTTGAACTTATGAGGAATGCAGTAGAGAATTTTGATGCTCAGTGTGATTACTACTATAAGCAGGCTCCTGCGGTTATTAAAGAATATAACTGGCAAAAACAGTGTAACAAGATGCTTAACTCTTTAATTAAGCGTGTGGGGGTATCCATGTTTAAGCCAGTTGAAGCAATGGATAGGGACAAATATATATGTTTTCAAAATGGCACTGGTTACATTACTGGATCTGGTATTGTCTTCTCAAGGGAGAACCCCGTACAGAGAGTATCTAATGACGAGTATAATTGGTTGATTAGAAATCCTAACTTCAGAGACCCAACAGATCAAGAAATAAGGAGAGAGCGGTGAGTTACCTAGAAGATGAAATTGAAGAAGTTCGGTCATACATTTCTGAGCCGTTCTTCCAGAGCATTGATTGTAATCAGGGCTGGCATCAACTGATTGTTGATTGCCATAGAGAGCTGTCTGCTATTGATCCTGATTATAAGCTTTACCAAGTCAAAGAGAAGTTTGGTGGGTTAAGGTATTATATAGATTCAAATTCAAAAGATTATTATGCGATGCGTGATGTAATTAACAAGTTTGAAAGTCTTTCTTTGCAAACATGTGAATACACTGGAGAACCTGGAGTCTTGGCTAAAGGGAAAGGCGGGTGGATGAAAACCCTGTCTACAGAAGTGATGTCGGAGTATGGCTATGAAAAAGCATAATATTGTTGTTGTTGTTGGAGCTATTGTTTATTTATTTTTTCTTATTAAGATGTTTCTATGAAAAGAACTGAACAGGAAGAGATCAAGAGAGACAAAGCGAAGGCTGTAAAGAACTCTGGTCGTGGTCTAAGAAAGGGCGATGCTTCGTTGAATAAATTCTTACTTGATTACAAACATAACGAAAGAACTTTTACTCTTACATTAAAAGCTTGGAACAAAATGCGCAAAGATGCATGGAATGCTAATTATAAATATCCATGCATTTCTGTTGTATTTGGTGAGAACTCCGAGACAAAGGTTGCTATAATAGACTGGGAAGTGTTCCAAGAGCTGGTGAAAGGAAGCGAGTATGAGTAAAAAATATAAATATAGTTTATTTTGTGACAAGTTGTCTGGTTATAAATCAATTGGTTTCGGCATTGGGCATGATGATGGATATATCGGATTGTATATATTGTTCTGGATGGTCGGAATTCAAAGAAAGAAGGTAGAAGCATGAATCAGTACGGGAACCCAATGTTCTTTCAGATCTTAGAGGAGCTACGAGCGCTCCACACAAAGAAAGGGCAGGACTATGGCACTGCGAGTGATCCTCTTGCCAATGTTCGTGCGTCAGTTGACTGGGGCGTTCCAGGCTGGGTTGGTACATTAATCCGAGCAAATGATAAAGTAATTCGCCTGCAAAGTGCCGCTAAGGGGAGTAAATTAGTTAATGAAGGCGTTGAGGATTCCCTTATAGACCTTGCATCATACGCAATTATTGCTCTTGCACTTTACCGTGAAGAGAATGAAATGAAACAGGCTATGGTTGTTACTGAAGATTTAAGGAAGAAATAATATGGCTGATATCATAATTAATAAAGAGATGCTATTGGAGCAAATGGGTGATAAAGCAGAAGAATTCATGGAATGTCTTCGTATAGTTGAAGATATAATTGAAAATCCTGATCACTATTTAGGAATGCAGGCTGTCAAGTATGCTAATATATTAGCAGCGTATAGAACACTAATGATTGTAAAATCGCAAGCTTTTAAAAGAAAGTCTGCTGTTATGAATGATCAAGACAAATTTGTTAATGACATATGGAAAACAATGTATGAAGCATTAGCGGAAAACATAAATGCTCTAAAACTCGCTGGGAAAGGCGGATATTAATGAAATCATTGAAGGTGCTTAAACAACCAAAAAAGATTGCAGTTGTTGCTGAGGAATTTTCAGATGCAGATCTAGTGGATAGTCTAAATAAAGCAATTGATGATTCATTGGCAGAGCGTAATCAGCCTGAATTTAAAAAAGTCAATGGATTTCATCCAAGCTATACGAACCAATGCCCGAGGTACTGGAATTATTTGTTTACTGGCGTGAGCGTCACTCCAGACTTCAGACCGCAAACTTATCGTATCTTTGATAATGGTCATGCAGTTCACGACAGAATTTATAAATACTTTAGAGACATGGGCATCCTTGTTCAAGAGGAAATCCCAGTATCGTATTCATCACCACCAATTGAAGGCACAGCTGACGGTATTATCAATTGGTACGGGGAAAAATTGATTGAATTAAAATCAATTAGCTCCGAGGGCTTTCATTACAGGAAGCTTCATAACAAACCAAAGGATGAGCACTATAGACAAGCGCAAATCTATATGGAATGTTTAAATCTTGATAGCGGTTTTGTTATTTATGAATGTAAGAATAATCAAGAAATTCTGCCTATTTTTATAAAAAAAGATCAAGACTATATTGATAAATTATTTAAGAAATATAGAACTATTTATGGGAGTTACACAAGCGGTGACATCCCCGACAGACCGTACAAGAGAACATCTAAGCATTGTTCTGATTGTAATGTTGCTGCTTTATGCTGGGGAGAAAGTGGTTAATGAAGAAAAAAGAATTTGTAGCAATCCAGATTGCGCAAAGAAATTTATAGCAAAAGTTTATAATAGTATCTATTGCTCTGCTGAATGCAGAAAGATTATTACTAACAAAAAATTATTAGCAAATTATTACGAAAAGAAAGCTAATAAGAATAAAAAAAGAATTTGTAAAACAAAAACATGCACTGTTGTTCTTTCTGTATACAATAAAGAATTAATTTGTGAAAAATGTAAACGAGAAAGGTTTGTTCAACGATTAGTCGGCTGGGGTTGGGATGAGACCAAAGTACGAGATGGCATGTAATGAACCTTAAGAATATTGTACACAAGAACGATAGCAAGGTGTTATCAATAGATCCGTCATCTCACTCTTTAGGGTGGGCAGTTATTGATTTTAGTAGCGGTCTTAAATTAGTAGATTGCGGTAAAATAAAGTTTACAAAAACTAATGATATTTCAATTAAATTTAATGAGATTAATTCTGGCATTAAAGAAATATGCAAGGAACATAACCCATCTGTTTGTGTAATTGAACAATCAGTTTACATTCAAAACTTCCAAACAAGCCGTGTTATATCTTACATAATCGGTTACACCTGGGGAATTGTTCAGACTTACTGTTTCAAAGTAATTGATATTAACCCAATTTTGTGGAAACGGGGCATTGGATATAAGAATATATCCAAGAATGATAAGATAGAATTGAATACGGAAGCAAAGAAAAAGAAGGAAAGGAAAGATCGTGTTCGGCAAATTGTGATAGAATACTTCCATATGTCAAATGAAGACCTAGCAGATGATGATATTGTTGATGCAGTAGGCATTGGTCTTTGGTATTATCTAATGGCGGTTTCTCATGGCTCTTGAGCCGTACAAAGATAAGTCTTGGCTGTACGAGCACTATGTCAAGAAGAGAATGAACTTAACCGATGTTTGTAAGTTATTAAAGCAAACTTACAATGTTGAAATATCACCGCAAGGTTTGTATAACTGGTGCAAAAAATATGATTTATTAAAATTTAGAGGTAAAGGCAGAAACCTTGCTGTAACTTCTAAGAAACCAAAATCACCTATGCAGCAAGCAGCTGAGCGTAGGAAGCGTGAATTAAGAAAGCAACGAGACATTCAGAAGAAAGGTATGGGTAGATAATGCAAAGAAGTATTACGGCAGAAGATTTAGGTTTATTCGCTGAGTTGAATATTGTATATAACCAGGCTCGGGTAATTGAGGCAAACCAGAACAAGACTAGGTATAAATGTCTGGGCTCTGGGCATTGCTGCACTATTGGATTAACAATCCCGATGGCGGAATGCGCAAACATTGCTTTTAATTTGACCCAGCAATTTTATCTATATTTAGAAGATAAAGGTCATGATTATGCTAATGAATGGTTTAAGTCTGTTACTGATTCCTTAAAAGATGCAATGCATGATAAAGATCTCAAATTTGGAGGTGAAACAACTCGCAAGTGCGCTTTCTATAAAGGTGGTTGTACTATTTATGGTTTTAGACCATTAGTTTGCAGAAGCTACGGAGCATTTGTTGGAGTTGATGATGTGTGCCCTCGGGAAAGAAACATTTATGGCAATGTTGATTTCTTCTCTGGTACGCCAGTTGAAGGCATGGTTCGCCAATATCAAGATGTATTGGAAAAGTATTCAAAAGACAAAGGTGAAAATTACGATGTTGTTGTGTATATGCCTTTGGGTGTTTTAAGTTTTCTCTTAACAACGGAAGATCTTCAAGAGCTAGCGGATACTACCGACCCAAGCATTTGGCGAGCGGTTGAAGGTTGGTACAATTACAGAGTTGAATATACAAAAGTTCACGGTCTGCCATTACCTAAATTAAGATCAGCTGCCGAAAACGCAGGAAAGAAAATTGCTTTTTCTGTAGATGAGTGAAGTAGAGTGGAATGACGCAGGCTCCCATGTAGCGGGCACTGGGTACGCTGATGCTGCCTACCCTATATACGAAGCGCTATCCAAAAATGGATTGGTCTCCAAGACATATGTTGAGCATCTTGCTCCAGAAATTCCTGGAGTTGGGTATTCGTTAAGGAATACTAAGTTTACTAATCCTGTTGTTATTAATAATACACTACCTGAATATTATGTTATTGGTTCCAAGTATTCAATTGGCTTTACATATTGGGAAACCAATCGTATAAGCGATGACAGCGTTGACGGAATGAACCAGATGGATGAGATTTGGACTACATCTGAGTTTATGAAAAATGTATTTATAAACTCTGGTGTGACTAAGCCAGTGTACGCTTTCAATCTGGGTGTTAATCCAGATCTTTACTTTCCTTATAAAAGGAAACCTCATAAGCCGTTTACATTTTTAAGCATGGGATCTCCTTCAACGAGGAAGAATTCTCAAATGTCTGTTGATGCATTCATGCATCTTTTTGGTCGTGATGAAAATTATAAACTCATTTACAAATCTAATGGACCCCCAGACGCTCGTTTTCATAAAGGTACGAGCGATCAGTCATCTATTCACGGGCATCCTCGTATTGAAGTTATAGATTGGAAGTTAAGTGAAAGCCTCCTTTCTGCACTATACGATGAAGCAGACTGTCTACTGTACCCAACAAGTGGCGAAGGATGGGGGTTGATACCATTCCAAGCGATAGCAAAAGGTATTCCAACGATCTGCACTAACGCTACTGCCTGTGAAGAGTATGCAGAAATGTCTGTACCTCTAGATTACAAATGGTCTAGAAAGAACATGGATGGTGTATACAAAGATACTGGAGAGTGGGCAGAGCCAAGTTTTGATGATTTGTGTGATAAAATGTTATATGTAGTTAAAAACTATGATGATGTCTCAAATAAGACACTAGAAGGTGCTAAGTACATAAATGAGAATATGACTTGGGACAAAGTAACAAAGGACTATGTAGATAGATTATGTCAAATATTGAACATGTTAAACAAAAAAGCTTAGTAGAGAAGATTAAAGATGTTGAACAAGTAGGTCTTTTGCATGTAAAAGGTTATTCAATGAGAGAGATTTCCTCATTAATGACATTACCAATTAATGATATTAAAGATTATATAGATGAATACAAATTAATATTGAACCAAACGATTCAGGAAGATCCATTTTTTCTTGAAAAAGTTCAATTTAATACGATCAAGGCTCTTACTGAATTTGATGAACTAAGCAAGGAAGCTTGGGAAACGATTAACATAGCTACAGATAATGGAATGGTTGCTGCTAGGATTCAAGCAATTAAGCTGGCTGGGGATCTTGCTACCAAAAAAGCACAACTACACAAGCTCATGGGTGGAAATCAAACAGATGGTGAATACATTGCCAGAATGCAAAAGGCTGAGAATGTCAATCAAATTTTATCAAAAATATTAAGAGATGTTATCTCCAAGCATCCATCAATCGCAGAAGAAGTGCGTAAGGAATTAGAAATTGCATTTGAAATAATGAACGGCGGAACCACTATGGTTAAAGCTAATAGGCAGGAGATTATACAGAATGACTCAGAATTTGAGACCGATTAATTTCGCCATTGCATTTTTGTCTCATAATTTGAGACGGTTTTTTGGCGGCGTTGCATTTTTTGTCTCAGAATTTGAGACCGCTTTTTGTCGCCCTAGGGAAATTCTCTAAGTAATGTCTGATTTTCTTGGAGTCAATCTTGATTATGCAGCCTTTGATAGATTGCTTAGACAAGATGAATTTATGGAAGAACCTGTGTCCATTGAAACTTTCGTTGCTGATAAACATTACCTTGGACTCCCTCCTTTATCTGATATTCAACTTGAGATTGTAAAGCATAGCACCCAAATATTCAAAGAACACACTTTAATAAAATTATATGGCGAAGAAGAGGGAAAAGAAATTTATAAGAAGTATACAGATAATGAAGTGATTTGTATGCTCGGCAAGGGATCTGGTAAAGACCATTGTGCCCGTATATCTATGGCATATACCGTATATCTATTACATTGCCTAAGAGATCCTCTTGGATATTATGGTAAAGCTCATGGTGTTTATATTGACCTTCTAAACCTTGCTGTAAACGCTCAGCAAGCTCAGAGAGTGTTCTTTGAACCATTAAAGAACTTATTGCTATCATCTCCTTATTTTAATAATGTTGGATTTGAACCTAGAGTATCTGAAATATTTTTCTTTTCTAGACCTGTAAGATTATTCTCTGGTCACTCTGAATCTGAAGGTTGGGAAGGTTATGAAGTAATGACAGTTATTCTTGATGAAATCTCAGCCTTTAAAACAGATAGTGAATTAAAAGGTGAAGTAAGATCAAAAGGATCAGCATCTGCGATCTATAACATGAGTAAGCTATCTGTAATGTCACGATTCCCAGAGATTGGTAAAGTTATTTTATTATCATTCCCTCGCTATAAAGGTGACTTTATTCAGCAGAGATATTTTAGCTCCAGAGAAAAAAAAGAACCTAAAACTTGGTCAATTAAAGCAGCAACATGGGAAGTTAATCCAACAATTAAAAGAGAGCAATTAGAATCGGAATATATTAGAAATCCAATTGAAGCTGCATCTCGTTTTGAATGTGAACCTCCAACAATGGAAGATGCTTATTTTAGAGATGAAGAATTAGTAAGAAAAGCTTTTATATATTCAGATGACCCTATGGATGAAGAAGGTAGATATAAGCCGTGGTTTAATAATACTGATGGTCATCAAAGATTCATTCATATAGACTTAGGTTTTAAAAGAGATAGAACAGCATTGTGTATGACGCATTGTTCTGGATTTAAAGAAATAGTTACATCAATGGGTGTTGAAAGACTCCCAGTTATTAATGTTGATTTAATACATTCCTGGAAAGCTGAACCTGGTAAAGAAATTAACTTTGCCTCTGTGAGACAGCTTATCGTTGATCTTTGTAGAAGATTTAATGTTGCTCTAGTTACATTTGATAGATGGCAATCTATTGAAATGATTCAGAGCTTGAAAGCTCAAGGTATCAATGCAGATTTTCATAGCGTTAAGAAAACTGACTATGATACATTGATGACATCTATTTACGACACAAGGCTTCGTGGGTATTGGAATCATGTTCTTGTTGAAGAAGAATTGCTAAAATTAAGATTATTTAGTAACAATAAAATAGATCACCCTAATGCGGGGTCTAAAGATTTAGCTGATGCCCTTGCTGGGTCAGTGTTTAATTCTGTACAGAATATGGGTGTTGAACAAGAAGTTGAAATAGAAATATTAGGTATTGATGCCCCAGATGGTGAAGATTTTGAGGATTATGGTACAGTAACAGTATATAATCGTGATATGAATGCATATGTGCCAGGTTTTAATAAAACACAAATTCCAGTAGAGGAGGTGGGAATATGGATGGAGAATATATAGCAAATGATAATCCTGTTGATGTCAACAAGATTGTGCAAAACCTTGCTGCAAAGATAGCTGAATTGGTAGTTCAGAATGCAGTTTTGTCTGCACAAATTGAAAGCCTACTTAAAAAATCTTAAAACATTTTTAAATAAAAAACGCCCAAATGGTTGCAACTGGCATTTTTGTCTGATAACTTAATGTCAAGCCAAACGGCATAACCCAAACCAAAGAAAACAGGAGCATATAATGCAAATTAAAGAAGCCAGTCACTTTCCAGTAATCTCAAGAAGTGGTCGCACATCTGCTGAATTGCAAATGATTATTGAAACATTAACCATGTCTAGTAAGACTGGAACACCGTTTTCAATTACTGCAATTGAAGCTGGTAAGAAGTACAATTCAATGCAACAAAGAATTCGTGCTCAAGCAAGAAAATTAAACCTTAATGTTGAAATTCACTATGATAAGACAAATGAAACTCTTTACTTTAGAGTACCAAATGTCTCAGAATTAGAGACCACTATTGAGCCTAAAGGTGAAGTTGTCAAATCAAAAGACATTAAAAATGTCAAGACGGTTGTAAGAAAGAAGTAATATAAAAATAAAAAAAGGGCTGGGAGCAATCTCAGCCCTTTTTTTTATGTATACTATAGGCATGGCACTTTTTGAAACACAATCAATAGAAATCTCATCTGATCAATTAGCAAAATGGAATGTTCTTTTTGCCATTCCCTGTTACGATCAGCAAATATCAGAACCAACAATGATGAGTCTAATTAAAACTCTAATGTATTTTAGAGATCATAGCATGAAGTTTGCAGTAGCAACTATTACTGATTCATTGATTAATCGTGCTAGGAATAATATGTCGGCTAAATTTATGGGTAATGAGCAATTTACTCATATGATGTTTATTGATGCAGATATATCCTGGGAGCCTGAAGATATCATAAAATTGCTATGGCATGATAAAGAAGTAATGACTGCTGCTTATCCTATTAAATCAATTGATTGGGAAAAAGTAGCTAAGAATGTAAAAGATGGAGTTGCTGTTGAAGATCTTGCAGCCAAGAGTGTTAGATTTGTTGTTAATCCAGTTAAAGATCAAACTACTTTAAATGTTGAAAATGGGGCAATTGAAATATTTGATGCTGGTACTGGCTTTATGCTCATAAAAAGAGAGACATTTTTAAAGCTTATAGAAGCTCACCCTGAATTAAAGTATGATGATGATACTGGCTCTCTTGCTAAAAATGAAAAGCCTTGGACATATGCATTTTTTAATTCTTATATTGATGCCCATAAAAATAGATTCTTATCTGAGGACTATGGCTTCTGTAGATATTGGCAAAATATAGGTGGGAAAGTTTGGGTAGATCCTGCTATTACTTTAGGTCATCTTGGTCGTATGAAATATACTGGAACAATGATGTCCTTTATTGAAGAGAATGCTAAGATCGTTGATAAACCGTAAATCGGTTAGACATTCGTAAAAAAATCTAGAAGCTTGTATCCTCAAAAAATGTATACTAAATTTCTATAAATATAAACATAAACATAGGCGCAGTACCTATATTATTATTTTTAGAATTTGTTATGTCTTGAGCAAAAATGTATACTCAAGTTTTCTCTATATTACATTCAAATGCGTTGGCGCAACATATGCTATATTGCAAACTATATCAAGCACTATGTTGTTCGCTATATACCCCGATCTGTGATCGCTAACATTTTAGCTAAGATGTTACCTAAAATGTTAGCTAAAACATTCCCTAAGATCTATTACCCCTATCAATAAATACTTTTTAGCGTGTGACTTGACTTAGCAATTAGACTGTGATAGTGTGTATCTAATGCCCGATCTTTGGACAGATATTAGCATTGTTATTGGAATAAACATATTCTAATAAATAGTATAATATATCATATCTTTATCTCTATCTGAAAGGAAATTGATTATGTCTAATTCATCTGATATCGCATCCGATATCGCATCCGATAATTCATTGTTATCTAAACAAGAATTGGAATTGCTCGGTACTGAAATAAGTGCTGGTAATAAAAATTACGGTATAGTTACTCATTTTAAATATGAGTATACAAATCACGATACAAGAGTTAGTGCTGTTACTGATCTTGATTTTGAATTTGATGTCGTACAGTTATTGTCATTCATTTGGCAAATAAATTGTCGTAACGCAGGAATAGAAATTGTATATCCTGATGGTACTGATTATTCTAAAAGAAAAACTGGTCCACAAAGAAAAGCAAAAACATCTGCTATTACTGGACATTCGCAAATACATCCATCTCACTATTTAAAATAGGAAAGGAAATAATATGGGCAAAATTAATCTTAAAGATATTCAATCTAGAATAGCATCTGTTGAATATACAACTAAATCAGTAAATAATGCTATGCGTAATATCGTTATTCCTGATGGTTACATTAACAAAAATAAAGTCAATCTCAATGATATTCAGCATCGCCTTGCTAAGCGTAAAGCAATTGATCCTATACCAAATAATCTCGGTGTTGATCTAGTATCATTTGATACAGAATTAGAAATAAACCTAATGGTGTCTTTGATTAGAATTAGATATATTCGTGCTAATTCTCGTGGTAAAGTATATGATCTTACTGATGAGCGTTTATTTCTTCGTCTAAATCGTTTAGAGCAAATAAAGGTAGTCGTATCTCTACTTGAGTTAGGTGATGATGTTGTCATTGATGGTTACACAGAAATAGCATCTGATGTAAACATTGACAGTCTCAAAAAGATAATTACTAAATTAGAGTTAGATAATGTAGAAAAAGAAAAAGTAGTAAGATCAAATATGGAAATATTCACTAGAAGATAATGAAAGGAATAAAATGAAAACTCATTCTGAAATTACAAAAGTTGATTTCAATCGTTATGTTACTCCAGTTTCTAATTTAGAAGTTGGTGATATAATTAATTGGATTGGCATTTATGATGCTGGTACAGAAGTTCATTTTGATACAATTACTTTATTAAAATATGATCGTGCTATTCCTTTTAAAGTTGTTGATATTGATTACAATCCAAATAAACCAGACGATATCATATTTGAATTTGATAAAGTATTAATTCCAACTAATTCAAAAGTTATTACAATAAACAAAGATAGGTTTGCTGGAACTAATATTAAAAACACAAAATCAAATGGTAAGTCATTGTTTGATATTCAACAAGAAATGAATCATATTCAATGGCTAATGGATAATGGTAAGTTTAATTTAGAAGAATACAATAAAGAAAATTCAAAGTAAAAACAACTTCTCTTGAAAGGGGAATAAAATGAAAATTGAATCTGGAGTAGTAATTGACACAAAAGAACACGGCTGTATTCCTATGAATAAAATTAGCCTATTAGAGTTAGCAATTGAAATGAATCATAGAACAAATAGCATTATGGATGTTCTTGAATTTAATCAAACAATGATTGTTAAAATGCAATCTAAAATTATTGAATTAGAAACAGCATTACTGGAGTTTTTATAATGGCTGAGTGTATATATTGTAAATCAATATTTATTGATGAAAGATTTGAAGCAGGATATAAATATTGTTTAGATGAAGATTGTCAAAAAATTGGTTTAGATGTGTCAGAAAGAGCATTTAGAAAAGTGTATACACCTGCTCTATTACATAAAAGTAATTATTTCTGGGTTAAGAAAACAGAATTAAAATCTTTAAATGTAAGAGCAGATCTATTAGAGCAATCAGATTGAAAGGGGTAAAAATGGAAAATAAAAACCAAATATTAAATGAACTAGAAAAATTAACTAGTCAAATGGATATCCCATTTGCTAGATTAAAAGATTACAATTGGCTTTTGCGTAACGCAGCAATTAACAATCCAGATAGTCTTAAGTTAAAAAAAGTAATAATGATATGTCAACTACTAGTGAAAGGTGATACACAATGAATGATAATGAAGAATTTAATCAAGAAGAATATGAT